TGCATCAAAGAATATTGAGACTGCAACCGATATGGCGTTTGAAATGATTATCAGTAGTATCGTTAACATTTATGATGGTGAACAATTCTATTATGCGAATGAGGTTGCAAGAGAAGAATTAATTGAGTTTGTAGAATCATTGAACACTGAGCAATTTAGTAAGATTGAAGAATTTTTTGACAATTTACCTAAATTAAATAAAACAATTGAGATGGACTGTGGTAAGTGTGGTTTCCACCATACGATTGAGGTGGAGGGTCTCGAAAATTTTTTCGGGTAATCTTCCGTCATGATACATTAAGGAACTATTATACAACCAACTTTGCATTGATTCAGCATCACAAGTATAGTTTGACGGAGCTAGAAAATATGATGCCATGGGAGCGTGAAATTTACGTTAGTATGCTTGCTCAATATATTGAAGAAGAAAATGCCAAGATTAAAGAGCGACAAAATTCAAGATGATTTGAATTTGCATTTTTCAAAATGGTGTCTAAACATGATTGAGCCTTTTCCATTTTTACCACAATGTGGACACACTCTTTCAGTTTTTTGATGTAAAACCACTTTTTCACGACTTGATGTGTTTTGAAAATTGTGTTTACCTTCTTTGATTAGTCTATTTGCTCTTTCGGTAACATTTTGAATATTTGTTATAGGATTTATTCCCAATTCTTTATATTTTTTCCACTGTTGTCTCTGTACGTCACCACTTAATAGGTGGTGTTTACCTTCTTTTACCAACTTCAACTGCACCCTTCTAGGTATTTGCTTGGTTGCAGGATCACCTTTTTTGAAACCGTGTGATCCTTTAGACCAATTCATACAATTTGGTTTACCGTAGTGTTCATCTAGGTATTTTTCCTCTAAGTGTTTTAATTTCTCTATGGAATCCGCATATTCCACTATTTCTCGGGTAAGTTCTTTTTTATTTTTTATGCTTTTCACCCATTTACCAGAACCCAAATATCCATCATTTAAGTTATCGGTGGAATGGCGACCATAATAGTAGTTTCCGTTTTTGTGGATAGTTTTATATATTATATGATAAATAGTCATGCTGATACGGTTCTTTCGTGTTAGAGTGTATGCGGAGGTGAGAGTCTGGCGATACACAATTATTTATAAGAAAAAAACGTAGATGAACAACAAGTCACAATTAGAATCAGTAATCGGTGAGTTGAAAGGCCAAAATAGTAAAGAATTGGAAGCCCAACGAGCCGCTATTGACAAGCAAATTGTTGATATGATTGTGAAACAAACTGCAATGAATGTGGAAGATATAGTAAAAGGTTTGTCAAAGCGTAAGAAAACGGCTAAGCAAGTATCACCACAATCAAATATGGCCAACAAAGTTGGTAATGTAAACGCCAACTTTTACGTTGATGCTGTCACCGTTAGCAAGCCTAAACTACGAACAGGTGACAGTGCGGCCAACATCGGTGCAAAAATCTATGCTGTAATGAAGCAAGATATAGAAGATCGTAAGTTGCGTTCTGAATTGGATAAAAATAAAGAACAAGAACTATTCGAAGAAGAACAAAGAAGACAAGAAGAACTGATTGCCACCATCGAGAATGCCAAAAAGGGTGTAAAGGCTCAAAAGCCTAAAAAAGAATTACCGCCTAGAGATGAGAAGGGTAGGTTCATGAAGAAGGAGCCTGAGGCTAAAAAAGCTGAAGCTCCTGCACAAAAGTCAGCAACAACAGAAACACCAACAGCTAAACCGGCAACTGCAAAACCGGTGGAAGCACCGGCACCTAAACCAGTGTCTGCTAGTCCAACAAAACCTCCAGTTTCTACTGGTGGCGTTTCTACAGCCGCTAAAGTAGCTACAGGTGTTGCTATTGGTGCCGCGGCCGCAACAGCAATAAAAAGAATAGTTGAAGTTGGTAAGGGCTACAACATAGTTGAATTGCAATCTGGTGAAATAGTCAAAAAAGAAGGTGTTTGGAACTGGAGAAATAATAATCCAGGTAACATCGAATATGGCGATTTTGCTTTATCGAATGGTGCAATTCCGTACGCTCATGGAAAAAATAAACCACAAACACCTGAAGAAAGATTTGCAATTTTTCCAACATATGAAGCTGGTCGTGCGGCCAAAGCTAAGTTGATTTTTGAAGGTAAAAATTATAGAGATTTAAATATTGATGATGCAATCGCTAGATATGCACCTGCAAAAGAAAAAGCTAATGATACTCCTGCTTATCAGAAAGCTGTCAGAGATGCTGTTGGTCTTCCTGAAGAAAAATTGAAGACTATGAGAATGCGTGATTTTAATGAACAACAGCGAACATTAATATTAGATGCTATGCAAAAGAGAGAGGGTTATGGATCAGGTAAAAAAGAATCTAAACTCCTATCATCACCAAATGTTAAAATAGATTCCGGTGAAAATCTTATTAAATCTTCCAATGAGAATAAAGATTTAAAATCATCCACTAAAGGCACCAACGTTGCAATAGATAATACAAAAACAACAGTCATATCTTCAGGTGGTTCATCACCACAAACAATTAGAACACCAACACCTTCAGAGAGACCAGCAATCATAGGCGGATAAAATGGCAAACGATAAAATGACATATCAACGTGCACAAAGGCTGAAAAATGTAGGCCTTGGCAGATTAATGGTTGACAGAATCGTGTCTGGTCAAGGCGTTGGTCGTTCTATTAAGTCTGCTATCTCAGATAAGACTACAGCAAAATTCACACGTATGAAAGAAAAGTTTGATCCATTGAACATCGGCAAGATGTTTGGTGGAAGACTAGGTGCTTATGCTGTTGGTAAAATGACTGGCCGTAGAGAAGAAGATATTGCATACTTCACTGGTGCAAGAGTTCGTTCTAGTGCCCTAGAAAGTATGAAGGTGAACCCTCTAGTTACAAAAATACCTGAGGGTGATAAAAGAAGTATGAAGAAGAATGACGGGCTTGCTGATGTGATGGCTCGCATTTATAATTTGATTAAGACAAACTCAGAAGAACTAAAGATACAAAGTGAAATTGATAAGAATTTGAATGTTGATAGAGAGAAGCAACGTGAAAAATGGCATTCTGAATTGATTAAAGCACTTACTGGAGTTGGTAGTAAAACTACGACAGCAACACCAGTCAAAAAGGGTGGATTTTTAGATGATATAATGGATTTTATTGAAGGTTCTATAGCAAAAGTTAAAGATTTTTTTAAACCTGTATTAGACTTCTTTGGAAAAATAAAAGAAATTTTTGGTGAGGGTGTACTTGCGGCTTTTGGTTTACTTAAAAGTTTGTTAGCTAATCCATTCATACAAAGACTTGCTGGAGGTGTAGCATTAGGTGTATTGATTGCCGAAGCTATAAAATTTGGCGTTGGCAAGGCAATGGGTGCCGCACAAGATTCGAGTGAAGAACTTGGTGGACCAGAAGCCAGAGCAATTACTGAATCTATACAGAACTCCGAAAATCGAGATCAACTATCAGAAATGCCAGGTTCTTCTGATCCTGAATATGAACAGAAGCAGGAAAAATTAAAGTCTGCGATTAGAAAAAAACAATCAGCGATTGAAAAATACTTGAATTCCAAAGGTTACACCAAAAAGGGTGAGGAGAAAAATGGAAGATTTATATTTGCGGATAGTAAAGGTAATCAACCTCCACCAGAATTATTGAACGAGGCTTCAGACTTATACAATTCTGGTAACATGCCCACGGTTACTGCAACAAAAGCAACACCTTTACCTGTCGGTGTTACGCCATCAACTGCTGGTGCCGGTCGAGGTACCATGTCGGCTGAACAATATTCTATCCCAACTACAGCCGCACCGATGCCTCCAGCACCAGCATCTACAGGAACTCGTGTGCAGTCGGCAATCAGTCAAAATATTAGTATGAATCTTGACCAGGATACAGCCAAAATCGTCACGATTGATAATTCTAAGACTGTGAATGCATCTGGTGGTTCTTCTGCTCCTGCGATCAGTATGGACAGTTCCGTAACAGTTCGTACGGATGATCCGACACTGAAGAACATTTTTAAGAGTCTGACCAGACAGACATAAAAAACCCGCACTAGGCGGGTTCTTAACCTATCGAATTCGAGAGGGTTTAATCTTCTGCTAACTTAGAGAAGTAGGCCAAATCATCATCTTCTGTTGGGTCAACAAAACCAGTATCTTCAGCATCTACTTTAGGTGCTTTACGAGCCTGTTCTTTGATGGTTTCAACAGTAGTCTTGGCAACTGGTGTGTCACCATTCAGACCGAGAACCTTTTCAAGGCGACCTTTCAGGTCATCATAAGACTTGAATTCTTTGTCTGCTGTCAAGTCTTTCAACGACAATTCAGACTTCCAAATCTTTTCCAACTTGTCTTCATCATCGGACAAAGCCGATGGTGATGCAAATTCAGACTTGTCATAGTTCTGGTAGCCTGCGACCTTAGTGATACGCAGTTTGAAGTTTGCACCAGTCCACAAGTCGAATGGGTTGATTGCAACTTCATCTTCAAAAGCTGGATTCATAGCACCAGTGATCTTCTCAAAAATCTTTGCACCGAACTTGAACAATTTAACTTGTCCTTCATTCTCTGGATGCTTAGGATCAGAAACGATATACACGTTTGCAATGTAGTTCAGTTTACGCTTTTGCTTACGAACGATTTCCTTGTTGGCCTCAATGCCAGAGTTCCACAATTTGTTGTTGTGTTCACATACAGGACATTGTTCGTTCTTGGTTGTCAGGCAGTTATCAATCAGCCAGCCACCAGGACCTTGGAAGCCGTGAGAGAATACTTTTGCCCATGGGAGAGAGTCATCACCATCGACTGCTGGTGTTGGGAGAAAACGGATGACGGCTGAACCGTTACCTGCTTTATCTACCTCAGGGCGCCAGTAATTTTCTTTACTGTCAGTACCTGCTGAGGATGCATTGAGTTGCTCAATGGCTTTAGATAGTTTGTCGAGGTTGCCAGATTGGCGTTTAAGATTTGCAAATGAACTCATGATTTTCCTTTATAAACGGAGTATTAAAAAATATTAACGGATTATCCACATTGTACATAATATATCCATATTTAGGTACGCCCTAGGAGTGTACTTAACATGGCGATGGTTGTCAATGCATCTGTGTGATGAATTGCCACTCCACCTGCTTTTCTCCAATCATCGATAACGGATTGAGTGTCATCAATGATAATGGATTCTGGATCAGCAAACTTGTATTTCAGTGCTTTACCTGGTACAAAGTTAGCTGGATAATTGATACCATGCCGATCAAGCCAAATAGTCTTTTGGCGAGAAATTGCTACATGGTTGTCTTGTCGTGCAGTAGAAGAAAGAATCTCTACTGGAACACCTGTGGTGTTGAGATAGGATAGTAATTGCTTGGCGTCTGGCATCATATCCAGTGTAGCAAACTGGCCAGACTTGATGAATTCAGCAAAGAATTTACCAAACTGTTTCTTTTTGTCTGCATCTTCTGGACTAATCTTATGCAATTCTTTATAACGTTTTGCAAAGTCGGCAATCACACCATCAAGGTCCAAATAGATTTTCTTAAACTTATGCATGTTCTGTAACCACTTCTTTCAAAATGTTTTTAAATTTTACCTTATCATAGGTAACGAATGGTGTATACTTTTCACTTTTTAGGCGCCAATTGGGCCAAATAATATCATCACTTATCTTTCTATTCCACATGGGAAAGAAATTCATTATATCATTCAGTATAACCATCGTTTCAATTGAGATTGTACCAGACATCACTTCACGGAGAAGAATTGGATGTTGACCATCTTTGACAATCAACATCTGTTCTGGTGAATCATTTCCTATGAGACCGAGTATATCATTCTCAAACACATAGGTCAAGCTCTGGTTGGTTTTTTGCCACTTTTTATATGCAACTTCACCTTCTGGTCCGGTCATTTCACCAACCCAAGTCGAATCACCGTAAATGAAGTTGGCCAAATAAAAGTTACGCAATTCGTCCAGTGAATACTTACGGGACAATTTGTAGAATTGGTATTTTGCTTTGTTCTTTAAAAAGTTATCCTGTGACACATTAGTTTTTCCGTTATATCGGAAATAATCATAGGATTTAGAGGTGAAGTGCAACTTCATTGCAGAATAAAGTTTGTACGCTTCGAAACCAGTATTTTCTGTCATATCTATTATAAATAAGTGTGGGTCGCCAAGTTCCCGCTTGCACCCACTCTAACATTGTAAAGGAATGTCAGCATGGATATTTATTCCAAAACCAACACACCACCCGGATCTTATGTTTATGCATATCTACGTCCAGATAATACACCATATTATTTTGGAAAAGGTCAAAAAACACGAGCTTGGTTAAAATCTAAAAAAGAAATTAAGCCACCAAAAGATAAATCACGAGTCATAATTGTTGAATGCAATT